CAGACAGCTAATGCTAGAGAAGCGTTAAATCAAACACTTGAATCAGCAACCAGACAATACAGAAGGAATACACAAGGTCTTGTAGCACAGAGAGATGATAGACGTAATAGGTTACAAAGTCAGGTGAATCAGGCATATAATCAGATACCAAGCTTAAGTTCTATTATTCTTGGTACAGCCACCCAGGGTCTGTCTCAATACGCATCACTTACAGCACCTTCTAACGTCTAATGACTAATAGTTTTCAAAGCACCGCCTTTCAACCTCAAGCAAGTCCTGTAGATACTTTTGTACAACCTGTATCTGTACAACCTAAAAGTGGTATTGAGTCTTTAGCTGAAACATTAAAATCCATAAACCCTGCTATACAAAGTTTTTTAGAAACAAGAATAGATCAAGCTGTAAAAGAAGAAGAAGCAGAAGGTACAGAATTAGCTATTGAAGATGCTGCTAAGAACTTTAAAGATATAAGTAGAGGTGTAAAGAAAACTGATGGAGAAGATGCTGCCAGAAGACTAATCGGTGGAAGTATCTTTGCTGATCGTGCCTATCAAAGAACTAAAGCAGAGATCTTAGGTAATAACTTAAAAAGTACTTTATCTAATAGTTATGCAACCACACAGGTAGATGGTAAATCTTTAAATACTTTTTCTCTTCAATCAACTCAATTTCAAACATGGCTTGAAGAAGAAAGAACAAGAGTTGTTGATCAGTTAAGTGATATAAATCCTACCTATGTGAATAAATACTTTTTACCGAAATTAGCTGAAGCTACAACTACCGTAACCTCTAGCCATATAGAACAACATCAGGAATATAATCTTGAAAAACTTAAGAACTTAGCTGTTCCTTTAGTAAAAGGATTGATAGTAAGTGATGATGAGACAGACCTTCAATTAATATCTAACTTTGAACAAAGCATGAATGATTTAGGTCTTGTTACTAAAGATAGAAGTGATCTAAACAAAACACTTGTAAAAGTTTTTCTTGATCAAGCAGAAGCTGTTGGTCTTTCTGGTGATGGTGATATAGAGAGTGCAGAAGATATTTTAAATCTAGCCTTAAAGTTTCCTTATGGTGTTGATGGCAAATTAAACCTTACTGCCCATCCTGATTATCAAGGCAAAGTAAATACATTAAAAAAACAGATAAATGATTTTGCTTTTACTCAGGAGAAACGTAGGCAGATACAAAAAGAAAGAGATAAAAATGATGACATAGTAAACACTATCGGTAGATTTGCAGAAACAGGTGATGCAAGTTTGATAACTGGATTACAAAAAAAATATGTATTAGACGCTGCAAAGATTGGTACTGCTGCTGTTGCTTTAGATGGTAATACCAGAGAAAGATCAGCACAGATAGAAACAAGAATAATAAATGATGGCTTTGCTTCTAAAGCAGATGCTGCTACGGCTGCTTTGGGTTGGTATTTAGATGAAAGAACTCCTAAGACTCAAGCAAACAGAACAAGGCTTAGCCAACTTCTAGGAGTTGCCAATGGTTCTGAAAATGGAGATTTTAATAACTTAAATAAAATGCTATCAGAACTAAATAGCCAACTTAAAGGTGAGTTTAGTGGAGCATTATTTATTGTAGGTACAACAGGTCAACTTAATGACAAAGGTTCTTCTGCTGTAAATGATCTTTTTAACGCAGCAAAATTAGAAGGAATTGAGTATCTAAAAGGTAAAGGTAAAGGTGTAGATCCTTTTACTGAGATTCAAAAATTAGAAGAGATTAAACAAAACGCTATTAAAAAAGCTAGAGAGCGGGTGAATTTAGTAACACCAAAAAGCGGAGTAACAGAGGGAGGAAAAGTAAACGAACAAAACATAGATGATATACAAGGCGATGCTGGTTTTATTAGCGAAGTGACAGACGAAGAAGCAAAACGAATTATTGAAAAAGAAGATGCAGAGGAGGGCAATAATATTTTTACAGTAAAAAGAGGTGATACTTTAACCTCAATAGCAACACAAACAGGAGTATCAATTCCTAATCTAATCAAACTAAACAAAATAAAAGATCCAAATAACATACAAGCAGGTGACAACTTAATTCTTAAAGAAACAGAAGCAAAAACTACTGAAGCCACTAATAAAACGACAACAACACCAACTATTACTCAAAGCAGTAAACAACAGTCTATTGTTACAGCAGCTAATGAATTAGGAATAAAACCAGAAGATCTTGCGTCTGTAATATCACAGGAAACAATGGGTACTTTTAATCATCAGATAACAGGTGGTGAAGGTGGTAACTATAAGGGCTTAATTCAGTTTGGTATTCCAGAACGTAAGAAATATGGATATAGAGATGACATGACCTTTGAAGAACAGATTACAGGACCAGTAGTAAGATATTTAAAAGATAGAGGAGTAAAACCTGGTCATGGTGTTAAGGAGATATATGCAGCTATATTGACAGGTAATGTATCAACTCTCCAACGTGATGGTCTAACAAGAACAGATTCTTTTGGAACATCAGTTGAAAGTGCATTACCAGAACTAAGTCAGGGAGGTTCACATTACAACAATGCCCTTGATTTTCTTGCAGAACAAGGAAAGTTTCAACAAAAATCTTAAATAACCATGACAGATTCAAATCCATTAGCTCGCTTTCGTAGAGACAGACAAGAAGCAGGTGAAGAATTTCGTAAGAAACTAAAGAAAGGTAGTGATCAGATAAAACAAACCACTACTTCTAAAGTTATCAGAGGTGCTTTGTCTGGTCCTTTAAAAGCTGTTAATGAGACGGTTGAGTTTGTAGATGATATTTATGATTTTGCTGTAGGTAATCCATACGATAATAATGAGCTTATAGATCTACAAGCATTAGGTCTTGAGATAAAAGGTGATAAGGAGGATTGGGCATATACCGTACCACAAGCTATAACACAATTCTTACTACCTGCTGGTGCTATTAGTAAAACATTAAAAGGTACAAAGCTAATAGGGATGAATAATGCTTGGACTAGAAATGCTCTTGCAGGTTTTATTACTGATGCTGTTGTACAAGATCCTTATGAAGAAAACCTGTTCAATATGATCGACAAGCACCCAAGACTTGCAACCCCTATAAGTGAAGTATTAAAAGCAAAGACACCAGAAGAAATAAGTGTAGCTGAAGCAAGATTAAGACAAGCAGGTGGTGGATTGTTAGCAGGTGAAGCTCTTACTGCTTTTGGTCTTGGTGTAAAAGCTATAAAGAAATCACCTGAGTTATATGAAAAAGTAATAAAAAGATTATCAAGACGAGATGAGATCTTAATGACAGATAATGTTGTTGATAATCTCGGTGATGAAATATTAGATCTTGGTCTTGATAAACAACCTACTAAAGTAACACCTAAAAATACAACACCAGTAAAGTTTGATTTACCTGATACTAGAGGTCAAGGTAAGTTTTATCATGGTACTGCACAAGAAATAACACTCGAAGAAGGTGGAGAAGCAGCATCATCACAAAATATTTATGGTAATGGATTCTATACAACAGATGATTTAATTACTGGTAGCAAATATCAAAAGAAAGGTAAAAAACAATTTTTAAAACCAGAGATACCTATTGCTAAAGGTGTTAAAAGAGAAAGCGATTTACCTTTTGGAATACAAAGTGATTTAAGAAAATTAGATATAACAGATGCAGAATTAAATCAATTAGTAAGACCTGGTATTGAAGTTCCGTCTGCTGATCGCTTGAGAGATCTTGCTAGACAGGCTAGACAATTTCCAATAGATAATAAATTTTCTGGTGGCTCAAGAACTAATGTTGATGCTTTTAATAAAATAGCTGATCGTTTAGATGAGTTAGCAGATAACCCTCCTCAAACACCAGATTTTAGACCAGTTACCTATGAAATTGCAGAAAAACAACCTGTAAATTTCTATGACTTAGATCAATCTGTTGATGCAGAATTAAAAACTTTTATAAATAATTTTAATGATGATCCCTTTGAAAATATAGTTTCAGAAGCAGTTAATGATTTAGGTGACAACTACACATTATCTCAACTATTTGATGAAATAAGAGGTTATGCAAATGGACGAGGTGTAAGTTCTAATACAGTTATTGATGAAATATTTGGTAATTTTCAAGATTACTTTAAAGGAAAAGGTTTTGGTGGGTTTACTCATCAAGGAGGAAAGAAAGCAGGTAAAGGTAAAAGATTACATCAGGTAAGAATATATTTTGAGCCTACAAATCAAATTGATATTAATAAAGTAGATCTTGACGCTTTAGCAGATCCAAAAGTACAAACAACATTTAATCCTAAATTTACAGGTGGTGGTGATCCTGACGTACAAAAACTAATTATTGATAGAGCAGACAAGATAAAAGAACTTGATGCTAATAATGCTTGGCCTTACAAAAGAACTTTTGCAGACATGGTTCAATCTGCAAATGATCTGTTACCACAGGAAACCATAGAGTCTGCAAGATTATTTAACGCTAGATATGGCAGAGGAGGAGAAGAAGACTTACCTGCAACATTAATAGCAATGAATCAGTTGATGAATAAAAATGCTATCAATCTAGCTTCATTAGCAAAGTCAATGGATGAAAGTTTAGCTGCTGGCAATAAAGCAGGGTTTCAAGAACTTAAACAACAGTTTGTTACTGAAGCAAAAGTATTAGATGGTCTTATCACTCTTAACAAACCTCTTAAAACAGTACCTGCACAAACATTAGCTGCTAACAGAGCAGGTGGTGGGGTAGGTAAGGTAGCCGCTTCTGTAGATGATTTAAAAGGTAGAACACCAGCAGAAAAGGCAATAGATCAAGCTACTGATATAAGGGGAACTGTAAAAGAACCTACCGACCCATTAGCTGAATTTTCATTGCAAGAGATACTAGATGCTGCTGAAAATGGCGATAAAGCATCACTTAAAAAGCTAAGACTAATTACTAAAAAACTACAGGCTGCACAAGGTAATCCTCAAGCTCTTCAAAAGATGGCTAGTGAAAGCAAAATAATGAGAGGATTAAAAGTAAATAATGAGATCTTTATAAATTCAATATTGTCTGGTCCAGAAACACACGCTGTAAACATTCTTTCTACTTCTTTAAATACTTTAGCTAGACCATTAGAACAAACACTAGGTTCGTTTGCTCAAGGTGACATGACAGGTGCTATCAGAGGTGGTAAAGAATTGTATTACCTTATGTCATCTATTACTGATTCTTTAAAAGGTGCAAAACTATCTTTTCAGATTGAAGATAATATTGTTAATCCAGGAGCGATGATACAAGATTCTGATCGCTTTCAGATAAGAATGGAAGGTAACGGTACTTTGGCAAACATGGTTAATAGCTTTGGTACTATCATTCGTCTACCTAGTCGTTTCTTACTTGCAGAAGACGAGTTCTTTAAACAACTTAACTTTAGAGCTTATGTAAAAGCGAGTGCTTGGGAAGATGGCATGAGAAAAGGTTTGCAAGGTGCTGATCTACAGAAGCATATACAACAACAATTTGATGGCACTATTGAAATTGTAAATAAAAACAGCATGGCGAATATAAAAGACAAATCTGTCTTAGACCTGTTTGAAAAAGCACAACAGTATGCTGCTGAAACTACATTCACTGCTGATCTTCCAGAGGGTAGTTTAGGTGGTGCAATACAAGGAGTGGCAAGGCATCCAGCAGGTAGAATAATCTTTCCGTTTGTCAGAACACCAATCAATATATTTAAGGCACAGGTAAGAAGAACTCCTGGTGTAAATATGCTTTTACAAGAATACAGGCAGGCTTTAAAAAGTACTGATCCTTCTGTAGCAGCAAAAGCAAAAGGTGAAATGATTCTTGGTGGTGCTATATGGTCTGTTGCAGGCATGACTGCATTAGCGATTAATGATCCTATGTCTGAATTGGCTATAACTGGTGGTGGTCCTTCTGACTTCAATATGCTTAATCAGAAACGTGCTACAGGTTGGCAACCATACAGTTTTAGGTTTCTTTTGAGAGATGAAAATGGTAAAGTACGCATGGGTAAGGATGGTAAACCTAGATATAAATATGTCAGTTTTAAAAGGTTAGATCCTTGGTCTTCTTTTCTTATGATGGCTGCGGATGCAGCATCTATCACTGGTGGTCTCAGTAAACAGGATCGTGATGATTTTGGTGTTGCTGCTTCTGTTGCTTTAGGTCGTAATATTACAAACAAAACTTATTTACAAGGTATTACTGAGCTTGCTGATTTGTTAGGACAGCCTTACCAAATGGAGAGTTGGCTTGCTAGAAGAGCAGCAGCAACTGTCAATCCATTTAGTTCTCTTGGTAGATCCTTAACAAAGGCAACTGATGGTCAAATTACGGATAAGAGAGTAAGAGCAGGTGATGATGGTTTTGTAATTCTTAGAAAGTTTCATAACGAATTAGCAGCAACAATACCTGGTTATGGAGCTAATTTAAGACCAATGAGAAACTTTATAACTGGTTCTATTATCGAATATCCAGTTGGCTTCGGTCCTGACAATATGAGTGTTCTTAATCCAATCAAAGAAACAAGTAGTATCAATAACAATGTTCTTACAACACTTGATGATATTGGTGCAAGGATAACTCAACCATCAGATGAACTTAGTCTTGGTAGATTACCTAGTGGTCAAGCTATCGGTAGTGGTATAGAACTTACTTATGATGAACACCTTGATCTTATAGAAGAAACTGCTTTTGTAAAAATCAATGGTCAAACAATGGTTAGAGCTTTACACAACAGAATCCAACAAAAAGATTTTCAAGCACTAATGAAAAGTGTAAGAGGTGAATTGATAGAACAGAACAATATGGATATAGAAGTACAGGCACAAGAAGCTAACAGAGATTTAGCAGAAGATATTTTAAGAGATATTGTTAATAAATATAAAAAAGCAGGTAAACAGATATGGTTTAGTAAAAATCCAGAACGCAAAAAAGAATATCTACAACTTCAAGCTACAATTAGGCAAGAAGCTAACAATGACATCCTTGAAGGGTTTCAACAACTTAACGCTAATTAATTATGGCTACTAACACTGCTGCATCTTTTACAAACCATACTGGTAATGGTACTGCTGGTCCTTTCAGTATCTCCTTCTCCTATCTGTCAGAAGCTGAAGTTGATGTTACTGTCGGTGGTGTCTTAAAAACTCTTACCACCCATTACACATTCACCAGTGGTACGCAGATTACATTTACCAGTGGTAATGAACCTGGTAATGGTGTTGCTATTAATATTCAAAGAGATACAAATATAACTGCTAAAAAAGTAGATTTTAATGATGGTAGCGTTCTTACAGAATCAGATCTTGATACACAAAATGATCAGATACTATTTGCAGTACAGGAAAACCTACGCAAACTAGACACCATAGAAGAGAGTGCAACAGCAGATCAGACAGATGCAGAGATAAGAACTGCTGTAGGTAATGCAACTGATAGTAATGTCTTTACCGATGCAGAAAAAACTAAATTAGCTGGTATTTCTACAGGAGCTACTACCGATCAAACAGCTAGTGATATAAGAACTCTTGTAGAAAGTGCTAGCGATAGCAACGTGTTTACTGATGCAGACCATACAAAGTTAAACGCTATCGAAGCTAATGCGACTGCTGATCAAACTAACTCTGAGATAAAAACAGCTTATGAAGCAAACTCAGATACAAATGCTTTTACTGATGCAGAGAAAACAAAACTATCAGGTATAGCTACTGGTGCTGAAGTAAACGTACAATCAGACTTTAATGCTACTTCTGGTGATGCTGTAATTCTTAACAAGCCAACTATACCAAGTGCCTTAAATGATCTGTCAGATGTTAATACTACTGGTGCAGCAGATGGCAAAATACTTAAATTTCAATCATCCAGTAATACTTTTATTATTGCTGATGACGCTAACTCTGGTGGAGGTGGAGGAGGTGGTAGCTTAACGGATGGAGATAAAGGTGATATTACTGTTTCTTCATCAGGTGCTTCCTGGAGTATTGATGCCAGTGCAGTAACAACAAATAAAATAGCTGATGATGCAGTAACACAAGCCAAGATAGCTGATGATGCAGTGGGTGCTGCTCAAATAGCTGCTAATGCTGTAGGTGCTAGTGAGTTAGCAGATAATGCAGTCGATGAGGCAGCAATAGCTAATGATGCTGTTACAAGAGATAAGATTAATGCAATATCAACATCTTCATTACCAAGTTTTGAAGCTAAAGGTGATGGAAGTTCACAAGATGGATATATACAACTTAACTGTTCACAAAATAGTCATGGTGTAAAAATCAAATCACCTCCTCATAGTGCTAATGCAAGTTATACTCTGACTCTTCCTAATAATGATGGTAGTTCTGGACAGTTTCTAAAAACTGATGGAAGTGGTGTATTAAGCTTTGATACCGTTTCTCAACCTGATTCAGATAAGATTACTGAAGGTAATACAGAAGCAGAAGTAGTTGATACTGGTTCTGATGGTCACTTTAAAGTAACTACAGAAGGTACTGAAAGATTTAGAGTTATAGCTGATGGTAAAGTCGGGATCGGTACTTCTACACCAGGAGAACTGTTACAAGTTTATGCAGCTTCTGGTCATCCAAAAGTTGAAGTAAAAGCTGCCAGTAATAATGATGCAACATTAAAATTTACTAACGATAACGGTAATTGGCAAATCTTTGGTGGTGGTGCTGCCATGCCACTTAAATTTTATTGGGGAGGTAGTGGTAGTAATACTGCAATGACTATGCTGACCAGTGGAAATGTTGGTGTTGGTACTACTTCTCCATCTACCCCATTAGAAGTTAATGGAACAGTTACAGCAACAGCTTTTGCAGGTAGTGGTGCAAACCTTACTGGTATTTCAGCCACCGTTGCAGGTGGTGCTATCTATGAGAATAGTGCTACTATTAGTGCATCTCACACCATTGCGTCAGGTACTAATGGAATGAGTGCAGGTCCAGTATCCGTTAGTAGCGGAATCACTTTAACTATCAGTTCTGGTAGTAGCTATACAGTAGTTTAATTATGCCGATAACCTTAAACGGAGATGGAACAGTTACAGGAGTCTCAGTAGGAGGACTACCAGACGGTATTGTTGATACCGATATGCTTGCTGCTAATGCTGTTAGCTCTGCAAAACTAGCAAGTGGTGCTGGTGGTAAAATTCTTCAAGTAAAATCAGCGACAAAAACTAATACTGCTTCAACATCAAGTGCGACTTATTCAGATATTTCTGATTTGACTGTTACTTTAACTACACCTCAATCAGGTAGTAAAGTTTTAGTTAGTTGTGATTTAATGATAGGGTCTGTGGATAATAATTATGCTGGTTTTAAACTTTTTAGAGATTCCACAGCATTAAGTGTATCTACTCAAGCAACAGGAAATCAGAGTAATACAACTTTTGGTGTGGGTCTTAGAGCTGATTTTCATTTTCGTACTCAAAGTGTTGGTTATCAATTTTTAGATACACATGGAGCAGATGGTAGTACAAATGTAACCTATAAATTACAATGGGCAGGGCTTTACCTAAGTCAAGCTGTTTATATCAATAGACCACAACAAACAGACAATGACACTTATACACTTTATGGCACTTCAACAATAACAGCAATGGAGGTAGCAGCATGAGCCAGATCAAACTAAAACATAGCGGTGGTAATTCAGTAATCATAGCTGCACCAGATAGTAACCCTGCATCTGATCGCACTCTTAAATTACCTAGTGATGGTGATGGTACTATCCTTACAACTAACTCTGCTACAGGTAAAATTCTTCAAGTTCAATCTACTACAAAAACAGATTTTGCAAGCCAAGCCTTAACTGGATCTAGTAATTTTTTTGACATATCAGGAATGTCTGTTGCAATTACTCCTTCAAATACTAATAATAAAATATTTGTTATGTTTACAGTTGCAGTTGCTTGTAACAATAACTTTCAAAACAACTTTATCCAATTAAGAAGAGACTCTACTGATATTGCTAAAGGCACAGCAGGTGGAACTGTTAATGCTTCTTTTTATGATAAAACTCGTGATAACTTTAGTCCAGAAAATATTAGTGTACATTTTTTAGATAGTCCATCTACCACAAGTGCAGTTACTTATAAAGTAAGGTGGTCAGGTGAAAACGGAGATACATATTATCTTAATAGAAATTCTAGTAATACAAACGAAGGAATGATTTCTTCTATTACAGTAATGGAGGTAGCAGCATAATGGCTATCTCTTATAATTAAGGAAAAACACTATGGCACTAGATCACGAAGCGATTTACAAA